ACTTCAGTTCCTTATGGTAGTGGTTACAAGAAAGTAAATGAAAATGATAAAGCTGAGTTATACAAATTGTATAGTATGGGTATGAAAGCATTTACTGGCAGTGCTAAACATAAAGAAATACTAAAGAAGATAAAAGTTTTAAGAAAAAAATTAGGTATGAATGAAGCTACAAACATTAAAAAAACCATCGGTGTATTCGGTGGAAGATTTCAACCATTTCATTCAGCACACTTAGCCACATACAATTGGCTAAAGACACAAGTAGATGAGGCTTATATAACCACAACAAATATTAAACAACCACCAAGACATCCAATGAACTTTAAAGAAAAAGTTTCTCATATGGTAAAGATGGGTATTCCTAAAAATCGTATTATTATGGAAAAGTCACCTTATGTAGCAAAGAACTTACTATCTAAATTTAATAAAGATACGACTGCGGTGGTATATGCCGTTGGTAAGAAGGATGCTGGTAGATTGAAGGGTGGTAAATATTTTCAAAATTACAAAAAAAGTAAAGGTGACATTAAAGGATACGAAGAAAATGGATATCTTATGACTGCTCCACAATTTGGTTCTGTTAGTGGAACGCAGATGAGAAAACTTTTAGGTGATCCAAAGATTGATGATAGCGAAAGGGCAAAATCCTTTAAAAAAGTATTTGGATATTATGATAAAGGTGTGTATACTATGATGACTAATAGTTTCAAAAAGTTATTTGAGTCATACGATTTAAGTGATGATTTAATAGAACAATTTTTATTAGAATCATCCGGCACTCCTTCTGGAAATTTAGACGATGGTCCTTCTACATTCTACACAGATTATAAAACATATAAAAAAACTTCTAAAGAATGGTTAGATTCTATTTACTCAGATGCTGGATGGAAAGTCATTAATTATATCTTAGATGATAATGCTAGAAATACTATAGAAAAAAATTATCACTCAGTTCCACTTACCTTTTTAGATCACGGACAAGCCAGAGGTTCAACATCTGCTGTAACTAAATATAAAAAATGGATGAGCGAAGTTATAAAACCATTGGGTTGGAAAGTAGTTAATTGGATGGGTACTGAATCTGCTATAAATAATCTAATAGGTTCATTAATGGCAGCTGGCGCTGACGGAGATTCATATGATATCGAATCACTTTTTGAAAAGATAAACTTAGACAAAGAGGTTAGTTTACTAGTAGAGGGTGGTGCTTATGGTCATCTAAATCACCCATTTGATGATAAAAATTTAACGTTTTCAGACTTCAAGACACTAATTATTAATACATTACAAGGTAACCTTGATAGTGAAGGTGCAGTTACAGAAAAAACAGATGGTCAGAACATAATGGTAAGTTGGAAGAATGGAAAACTTTTGGCTGCTCGTAATAAAGGACACATTAAGAATCATGGAGCTAATGCTTTAAGTGTTGATGGTATTAAAAATATGTTTGCTGGTAGAGGTAATATTGAAAAAGCATTTGTATACGCTATGAGAGATTTAGAAAGAGCCGTAAGCAAACTTAGTGATGGACAAAAAACAAAGATATTTGATGAGGGTAAGAAGTTTATGTCTTTAGAAGTTATATATCCAAAGACAGCAAATGTAATACCATACGACAAATCACTCTTACAATTTCACGGAACTATAGAGTACGATGAAGCTGGTTCTCCGATAGGAGAAGATAGGGGAAGTGCGAGAGTTTTGGCTGGTATGATAAAACAAATAAATCAAGATGTTCAAAAGGCTTTTAAGATTGAAAAGCCATTTGTTACTAATTTACCAAAGGTAAAAGATTTCAGTAAAAGACAAAGTTACTTTTTAGGTAAGTTAAATAAACTACAGAGTGAGTATAGCCTAAAAGGAACTGACACATTAGCAAATTATCATCAAGCTTATTGGATGGAGTATATTTATAATGGTGCAAAACAAACAGATTATAAAAATCCATCAAATAATGTTTTGATAAAGTTAACGAAGAGATGGGCTTTCTTTGATAAGTCATATAAGATACCACAGATTAAAAAAGAATTAAAAGATTATCCAAAGTTTTTAAATTGGGTAATGAACACAGATAAAATAGATCATGCTAAATTACAAAAAGAACATATTAGAGATTGGGAAGTTTTGTTTTTTGAGTTAGGAGCTGAGATACTTTCTAACCTTAGTGATTTTATAGCAGCTAATCCTGCAGAATCAGTACAAAAGATTCGTAAGGATTTAAAATCTACTATTAGTAAAGTAAAGAAATCAAAAGACCCTAAAGTTTTAAATACCTTAAAGGTTCAGCTAGATAGATTAAATGCCATTGGTGGTTTAAAGTCCGTTGTACCGAGTGAAGGTATTACTTTTATTTACAAAGGAAAACTTTATAAATACACAGGTGCTTTTGCACCAGTAAATCAAATATTAGGAATGTTAAAGTTCGTATAGGAGTTACAATGGGATATAGTAAAGAAACAGAAAGACAAAATAAAGCATTAGGGAATTTACTGAAAGGTAAAGCTCCTGAGAAAAGAGTAATGGTAGGATACAAAGGAAAAGAACAGGAGAGTGGTGACCAAATCAGTAGAATGACTGACATTATGAAGGGAGCCAGAATGCCAATGTTTTGTCCAGAGTGTGATGTCATTATGAAGAAAAAATTAGATGATAAGATGTGGTCATTATTTGGACATTGTTTTGACTGTCAGATTAAGATGGAAAACAAACTTCGTATAGAAGGTAAGTACGAAGAATGGGCTGAAAAGAAAATTAAAAATAATAAGATTGCATTTATTAAAGACCAAATACAAGCTATCTCAGAGTGGAGAGATTCAAGTGCTCCTGAATGGTATAACAATGTTGGAGTTAATACTCCTGAGTTGGAAAAAGAAAAATGGGATATCGATATGAAAAAAGTTAAAAAAGAAGCTGAAGAAGCTTTGGAAGAATACACAAAAGTTTTAAAACAATTGGAGAGTGGAGTATGAAGATTTGGAAAATAATAGTTGGTATCTTAGGCACAATTGGAGCTCTTTTTGCTGTTTCTTCTAAAAGCAAAGAAGTTAAAAAACTAAAGGGTGTAATCAAAGAAAACAAAAAAGAAGAGAAAAAAGTTGAAAAAGAAATAAAGGTATTAGAGGAGAACAAACAATCTTCTAAAAAAGAGATAGGAAGTCTCAAACGTAAATTAACTAATACAAAGAAGAATACTCAAAAGATGGAGAAGGCTTTTACAGAAGATAATTCTGATGAAGCCGTAGATTTTTTGAAAAAATTCGCTAAAAAATAGGGAGAAATAAAATGGCAAATATGCATGATGCACCATCAGATTATGATGATTTTCAAAAAAGGGGTATACCTGGAGAATGGTATACTCAAGAGCTTTTTTCGGGTTCGGCAGCATCAAACCCAGTAACAAATTATACAGGTTCAAAATATGGTGCAGCTGGCTTTATAGTAGGTTCAGGTTCTGCTAATATTCAAGCTCATGGCGGTGTAGTGATTACAGCCACAGAATTAATAGTTGGTGAACTTTATCCAATCGCAATAACTAAAATATCGGGCGGATCGAGTGCTCGAATATATGTGCTTAAAAAGAATGGTTAAAAATTTGAAATACTTTTTACCACTATTATTGTCAGTTCCTTTATTTGGACAAGTAACTCTTTCACAAGAACAGATGTTGGGTATTGCTAATAATATAAAAGAATTACAACATTCTGATAGCACTAAATCCGTACAGATTTCTATATATGAGGACTTAGTAAAAGAAATGGAGAATCAAATAGAATCAGATTCTTTAATTCTTATAAAGAAAGATGAACAGATTGGATTGTTAAAAGAAAGAGATGTTGCTAATGAAAAGTTAGTAGACTTAGTTGAGCCAAAATGGTACGAGCACAGATATATTTGGTTAGTAGTTGGATTTATAGTAGGAAAGATATAATGAAACCAGGACAATTAAAAGATGTGATAAAAAGCGAATATAAGAAATGCGCTAAAGATCCCGTATACTTTTTAAAAAAGTATTGTGTTGTCCAGCACCCAATGAAGGGTAAAGTTCCATTTCATCTTTGGTCTTATCAAGAAAAATCACTTAGAACCTTTGAACAACATAGATTTAACGTAATTCTTAAAGCTAGACAGTTAGGTTTATCTACGTTATCGGCCGGATACTCCCTTTGGATGATGACATTCCATCAAGATAAAAACATCTTAGTGATTGCAACCAAACAAGATACTGCTAAAAACTTAGTTACAAAGGTTAGAGTGATGCACGCTAATTTACCGAGTTGGTTAAAACAAAAATGTACAGAAGATAATAAACTTTCTTTACGATATAACAATGGTTCACAGATAAAAGCGGTTTCAAGCGGCGAGGATAGTGGTCGTTCTGAGGCTTTGTCTCTTTTGATATTAGATGAGGCTGCTTTCATTGATAAGATTGAACCGATATGGGCTGCTGCTTCACAGACGCTATCTACTGGTGGACAATGTATTGCTCTATCTACACCAAATGGTATAGGTAATTGGTTTCATAAGATTTGGGTTGGTGCAGAAGATGGAACTAATGATTGGAACTTTATTAGATTACATTGGAACTTACATCCAGAAAGAGATGGTGAATGGAGAGCTGAACAAGATAGACTTTTAGGTCCATCTTTAGCTGCTCAAGAATGTGATTGTGACTTCTTAACTTCTGGACAAACTGTTATTGATGGTGTAATCTTAGATGAATACAAACAAATACACATTCAAGACCCATTAGAAAAGAGGGGGGTGGATAGTTGTCTTTGGATATGGCAACCAGCAAACTATACTAGAGATTATGTGCTAAGCGCTGATGTTAGTAGAGGAGATGGTTCGGATTTTTCTGCGTTTCACGTTATGGATATAGAAACGATGGAACAAGTAGCAGAATACAAAGGTAAGATGTCAACAAAAGATTTTGGAAACTTATGTGTAAACACAGCAACAGAATATAACAATGCTTTGTTAGTAGTAGAGAACAACAATATAGGATGGGCTACACTACAACAATGTATTGATAGAGGTTATCAAAACTTATTTTACACAAGTAAAGATTTAAAGTATGTAGATACAGAACATCAAATGAATAATAGATATAGAAGTCAAGATCGTAATATGGTGGCTGGATTTAGTATGACAATGAAGACTAGACCATTGGTTATAGCTAAATTAGAGGAATATTTTAGAGAAAAGTCAGTTATTGTTCGTTCAATTCGATTAATTGACGAGTTGTTTGTATTTATATATAACAATAATAAAGCTGAAGCGATGACGGGATACAACGATGACTTAGTGATAAGTTTCGCTCTTACTCTTTGGGTAAGGGATACTGCATTGAGATTGAAAAATGAAGGAATAGAATTAACTAAAAGAACTTTAGGTGGTGTAGCATCGCAGATGTTACCACAAAAACCAACCAATGAAAATGATTCTTGGACAATGGACACAGGTCCAAATGGCGAAAAAGAATCATTGGATTGGTTACTTAACTAAGAGGCACAAAAATGGCAGAACAAGACTTATTTTCAAGACTAAAACGATTGTTTTCAACAAACACCATCGTTAGAAACATAGGCGGTAAGAAATTAAAAGTTGTGGATACAGGACAACTACAATCAAATGTACAAACTAATTTGGTTGATAGATATACTAAGTTGTATTCTAATCTACAAAATGGTGGATATAATGACCAACTATATCAACAACAGTTAAGGTTGGGATTATTTAGAGACTACGAATCAATGGATTCAGATTCTATTATTTCTTCTGCTTTAGATATCTACTCAGATGAATCGACAATGAAAAATGAGTATGGTAAGGTATTAGATATCAAAACTGATAACGACCAAATTCACGATATATTACACAATCTTTTTTATGATGTAATAAATATTGAGTTTAATCTATGGCCATGGATTCGTAATATGACCAAATATGGTGATTTCTTTTTACAATTAGAAGTCGCTGAAAAGTATGGTGTTACAAACGTAACCCCTATGTCTGGATATGATGTTGCTCGATTAGAAGGACACGATCCTGAAAACCCACAATTGGTTCAATTTATGCTAACTCCACAAGGAGATAGCAACAGACACACGTCTAACACTAGAGAAACTCAAACATTTGAGAACTATGAGGTAGCTCACTTCAGACTTCTATCAGATTCTAACTATGTTCCTTATGGTAAGTCTAT